CCGGTGTTGTTCGTGAATGACACCGAAGAAGCTGGCGATTCCCTTGGGCGCAATGCACCGCAATTCACGGTTACCACCACGGTGGCGGTGGAGGCCCGCGTGCAGATTCAACCGGGTGATGGTGATGCGGGCGCGGGCCTCGCGTATGACCAGCTCGCCGTAATGCGTGAGCAGTGCAAGCGCGCGCTCATCAATTACACACCGCTCGTGTGCAAGCTGCAGCAGTTCTCATTTTTCCGCGCACGCATCACCACCGACCCAACCGGTGACCAGCATTTAGGCCGCCTGCTTTTCGAAGTAGGACTTGAGTTTTACCAGGGCCCCGAAGATTTTTATCCGTATCCCGTCACCACGCTCGATGAACTGCACCTGCACGTTGATGCGGTGAATGTGTTCGATCCTGGTGGCACCTACGCCAACCCACCCTTTCCCGATGCCGTCAAACCCGCACCGCGCACGAGCGGCCCGGATGGGCGCGACGAAGGCTACATCGTGATTAAGCCACCTGATGAGGAAACCAAATGATTACCGTGAAGCCCGCACAGGGAAAGATGATCCGTGACCCGCTGACGCAGCGGTTTGTTGACCCGGACAAGGGTCTGCGTGTGGATGGTGCCGATATCTATTGGCGTCGTCGTGTGCGTGATGGTGATGTGGTCATTGTGGGTGCGGCAGACGATGCAAAGAGTGCCGCCGCACCCGCCGCTGCCACCAGTAAGGCACCCGCAAAAACTGCTGCAAAGAGCACACCCGCCACGGGTGAAAGTGCAACGCAGGATAGTGGAGCGAAGCAATGACTATTCCCTTCAAAAACATCCCGCAGAATTTGCGGGTGCCGCTCTTCTATGCGGAACTTGACAACTCCCGCGCGAACACCGGGGCGAGCACCCTGCGTGCGCTCATCATCGGGCAGATTACCGCCGATGGCACCGCCACCCCTGGTGTGCCGCGCATCTCGCAGGGCCCCACGGATTCGAAGCAGGTGGGGGGCCTGGGCTCGATGCTTGCCTCGATGACTGACGCATACCGCCAGGGCGATTCGTTTGGTGAACTGTGGTATCTGCCGCTTGCGGATGATGACAACGCGGTGGCATCCACGGGCACCATCGGCATCACCGCACCGCCCACGGCAACCGGTGTGATCTCGCTCTATATCGCAGGCGTGCTCACCTCGCTGCGCGTATCGAGCGCGATGGAAACCGCCGATGTTGCCACCGCGCTCGCTGATGCCATCAATGCCAACCTTGACCTGCCGGTAACCGCCGAAGTGGGCGCGGCGGCGGTGGATGACCCAGGCAACGGCGGCGGCGGTGGCACACGCGCTGCAGACCCATCGGCCACCGTGACGCTCACCGCGAAAAATGCGGGCCTCGCAGGCAATGGCATTGATGTGCAATTGAACTACCGGGGCAGCGCATCGGGCGAAGCACTGCCCACGGGCATGGCGGTGGAAATCACGCCGATGGCAGGCGGGCAGCTTAATCCCGATATCACCGATGCGCTCGCCAACCTCTCAGATGATGAATATGACTTCATCGCGGTGCCCTATACCGATGCGGCCAACCTTGATGCGATGAAGGCGTTTCTATCGAGCACCACCGGGCGGTGGTCCTGGAGTGAGCAGATTTATGGCGGCGGTTATGCGGCCTACGAAGGCACGCTTGGTGACCTCACCACCTTCGGCACCACGCGCAATGATGAGCATATGAGCGTGACGGGCTTTAACGGCTCGCCAACGCCGCCGTGGCAGTGGGCCGCAGCACTCACCGCAGCGGTGGCGGTATCGGCCCGCGCCGACCCGGCACTGCCGCTGCAAACTGTCACGCTACCGGCAATCCTGCCGCCGCCGCCCGAACTGCGCTTCACGCTCTCAGAGCGCAATGTGCTGCTATGGGATGGCGTGAGCACTTTCTCGGTGGCGCAGGACGGCACGGTCGCTATCGAGAACCAAATCACCACCTACCAGGTGAATTCGTTTGGTATGCCTGATGATTCTTACCTGCAGGTGGAAACTCTCAACACCATTGCTTACGTGCTGCGCGCACTCAAGGCCGATGTAACGAGCAAATATGCGCGCGTGAAGCTCGCCGCCGATGGCACGCGCTTCGCACCGGGCTCGGCCATCGTGACACCTTCGATTATTCGCGCGGGGCAGATTGCCACCTATCAGGAGCTTGAATACAACGGATATGTGCAGCAATCCGATGTATTCGCCGAAGCCATCATTGTGGAAATCAATGCCACCAACCCCAACCGGGTTGATGTGCTTTACCCCGCCGTGCTCATCAATCAACTGCGGATTTTTGCGCTGCTCTTTCAATTCACCTTGCAGTAACCGCGCGCACGCTTCGCCGCTTTCCTCGCTATCGAACAGGCCACCTCAAGGGTGGTTTTTTTTATTGGAGCGTGTGTTATGGCCGACTTTTCAAACCGGCTCGCCGGTACTGCGAACATCACCATTGATGGGCAGAACTACATGCTCGTCGGTGATTTTGAATACAACCCTTCGAGCTTCACGCGTGAATCGCTATCGGGCATGGATGGCGTGCACGGGTATAGCGAGCGGCCACGGCCCGGTGCTATTCACGGCACGCTTCGTGATGCCGGTGGCCTCTCGGTGGCCGATCTCAACGCCATGCGCAACGTGACCATCGTCACCGAACTGGCGAACGGTAAAACGGTGATCGGACGAAATATGTGGACTATCGAAGATCAGACCGCACGGTCGATGGATGCCACCATCGAGGTGCAATGGGAGGGTTTCTCAGTCACCGAAGCGTAAGGCGTGCATAACGTTTTTTCCGCAGCAGTGTGAAGCATTGGAGGCTTCTGAACATGAGCGATTACAACGACCCGGATGGTGATGATGATGGCCCGGTGGGTGACGTGCCGGAATACACCGAGCCGCCCGAAGAGCTTGTATTGAAACTGCGCAGGCCGCTCACCATCGGCAAGGGTGAGAACGCGGTGAGTTACGAAACCCTCACCCTGCACGAGCCGAACGGGTTCCAGCTTGACCGCTCGGCGCGTGAATTCACGGGCGCGGGGCAAAAGATGATGCTTATTCACCTCATCACGGGCGTGCCGTTCAAGGCCGTGCAGACCATCGGGCAGCGCGATTTACAGGAGGCGAGCATATATCTCGATCTTTTTTCCGTGGCTGGTCCGAAGCGTGGCGAGATTCCCTAGCAGAAGTGACGCGCTTCTATCACTGGGGCCCGCACGATGCGTGGAACCTGCCGCTCTCGCGCCTGCGGTGGTGGCATGAGCAGATGGTGCGCATGATCCGCGCCGAAACCGCAGCAGCAACACCGCCCACCTCATGAGGCCATCACCATGGCTGCACCCTTTACCGTCACCATCACCGCCGTTGATAAGGCCACCGCCACGGTGCGCCGAATCAACGCGCAGATGGCGAAGCTCACAAGCCCGGTGCGTGAGCTTCGCAAATCCGTGCAGGACTTCTCACGCGAAACGGGATTTAACCGCGTGGGTGATGCGTTCGGCAAGGTGGCCTCAAGCGCGCAGGGTGCGGTGCGCTCGGTCACCGCTCTCGTGCCTGCCATCGGTGCCATCACGAGCGTGGCAACGGTGGCCGGTGTGGTGGCGCTTGCCAATGCCTGGGGAAAGATGGGGCAGGAAATTGCGAACACCTCGCAGGCGCTCGGTGTGCAGACTGGTGACCTGCAGGCGTATCGCAACGCGGCCCGCCTCGCGGGTGCCAGTGCCGCCGATATGGATTCGAGCCTCAAGGCGCTCGGTGACACGCTCGAAGATGCCACCTATGGGCGCAACAACGAGGCGGCGCAATTCATGCACCGCTTCAATCTCACGCTCTCGCGCACGAAAACCGGGGCCGTGGATTCCATGCGGGCCCTGCGCCAGCTTGCCGAAATCATCCAGGCGCAGAACGGCAACACGGCAGTGCAGCGGCGCATCATGCAGCAGTTCGGGGTGAGTGAAGCGCTCTTGCCGATGCTGCAGAAAGGCGCTAAAGGCATTGAAGAGTTTGTACAGGCCGGGCAGCAGAGCGGCAACGTGATGGGTGATGAGCAGATACGCAATGCGCAGGCGTATGCGCAGAACATCACCAAGCTCGACATGGCGCTAGAAGGGCTAAAAAACACCATCGGCAACGCGCTTATTCCGGTGCTAGAGCCGCTTATCACAAGCCTCTCGCAATGGATAACGCAGAACCGCGAACTGATTGCCACGCGCGTGACCGAGTTTGTACAGCAGCTTGCCACGTGGATTAAATCGGTTGATTGGGTGGCGGTGGCGCACGGTGTGGGCTCATTCGTTACCGCCATTGGTGGCCTCAAGGGTGTTGCCATCGGCCTCGCGGCCATAAGTTTCGCGGGCCCGATATCGGGCGTGCTCACGCTCGTGGGTGCGCTCATGAAGCTCGCCACCGTGGCGGCACCTGCCGCCGCCAGTGCGCTCGCCGGTGTGGCCGGTGCCGGTGGTGCGGGTATCGCTGCCACGCTCGCCACGGGTGCCGTGGCCGGTGTTGCCGCCGTGGGTGGCCTCGCGGTGGCTAAGGCGGCGGGCCTGCCAGATACAGACCGTGAAAAAGGCGTGGCAGCGGTGCGCCGTGGCGAGTGGTGGAGCGCATCCACGCTGCTGCCTGCCAAAGACTTCGCACGGGCCATGTGGATGCGTTCGGGCGGCTCATCTAATGAGCAGGTAGCCAACGCGCTCGCCGCGCCTGCAGCGGGTGGCGCTGCCGGTGCCGCAGGGGCCAACGCAGGGGGTGCGCCTGCCGCTGCCGCACCGCAGGCCATGCCGCCGCTGCTCGGTGCGCCTGGCAACGCACCCGTGGGTGGCGTGCCGCCCATTCTGGGGCCCGCTGGGGCCGCTGCGAACGATGGGGCATACATTGCCCCTGTCGGCAGCGGCGGGCCCCTTGGGGGCGATTCTGGCGATACGCAGGCGTATTTTCGGCAGCTTGAGCAGCAACGCAACCTGCCGCCCGGTTTGCTTGATGCCGTGTGGAGCACGGAAAGCTCACGCGGGCGCAACATGCAATCGCCTGCCGGTGCGCAGGGTCATTTTCAGTTCATGCCTGCCACGGCGCAGCAGTATGGCGTGACCAACCCTTATGACCTCAAGCAATCCGCACGCGGCGCGGCGGATATGTATGCGGACCTTCTGAAGCAGAGCGGCGGCAATCTCCCGCAGGCGCTCGCCTCGTATAACTGGGGCAGCGGCAACGTGCAGCGGCAGGGCATGGGCAACATGCCCGCCGAAACTCGCGGCTATATCCAGAAAGTCACCGCGCAGATGGCGGGCGGCACAAATGCCGGCACGGGTGCCGGTGGTGCTCGCGCCATGCCGATACCGAACGCGCAACCCCAGGCCATGCAACCGATGTATGCGAGCTATCGCCGCGCCGCGAACGATGCGCCGATGGGCAAGGTACTGGTTGAGGTGGTCATAAGTGGCGCACCGGCAGGCACCACCGCTAACGCGAAATCAAGCGGCAATGTGACGGCCACCACGCGCGTGCGGCAACCGCTGCTTGTATCGAACATGGTTTGATGAACCGGAGCGCAGTGCCATGGGGCAAAGCAGAATTCTCAACGTAATTGGCTCACTCGGTGGCGTGGGCAATGCCGCTGCAGCTCTTGCGAGCACGCTCACCGGTGGCGCACCCGGTGCATGGATGCAGGCGATACGGCAAGCCTCTTACAAGGGCGTGCCCTTCGGTGTGTGGACGGGCGACACACAGTTCGGCCGCAAAACGGCGGTACATTCATACCCGCAGCGCGATGGCGTGTGGATTGAAGATTTAGGCCGCAAGGCCCGATTGCTTCACCTCAACGCCTTTCTTATCGAAGATTCGGCCATCTACGGCGGCGGGCCCGTGAACCTGCAGCGGCAGGCATTCATCAACGCATTCGAAGCCGAAGGTGATGGCGAACTGGTGCACCCAACACTAGGGCGCATCAAGGTGGCCGGTATCAGTGGTGAATGTCACGAAGGGTGGGAGAACGGGCGGTACTTCGAACTCAATTTGACCTTCATCGAGCAGGGCGACCGGCAATTCCCGCTCACCATCACGAGCACCGGCAATGCCATCACCGCCGCGCTCAATTCGCTCGGTTTGGCCTCGCTCGCGGCCTTCGTGAGTGATACCGCATCGGTGCTGCAGTTCGGCTCTTCGGTGATTGCCGCGAACGTGACCGCCGCGCTCGGCTGGTACACCGGCGCGGTGGGCCTCGTGCATGACGTGAAGCGGTTTTTCGGCTCGGTGAGCACGCTCGTGAATTCCACGAGCACCACGAGCGGCAGCTATGGCCGTTACTTCGGCGGCAGCAACACGGGCTTCGCACCCACGCGCGTGCTGCGCACCGGGCCCACCACCGTGGATGAACTGATAGCGAACGATGCAGCGGCGCGCACCGCGCTTGACCACGCAGGCACCGCACTCACTGCGGCGGCACAGAACCCATCGGACGCCGCCACCTACAGCGCAGCAGCGGCCAACGTGGCGGGCACGCTCGCCACCAGTGCCGCCGATCCGTCAGACCGTTTGCGCCTCATGCTCGATCTCTCCAGCTACGATGCGCGCACGAGCACCACCGCATCGGGCACGGGCAACGCGATTGCCACCATGCAGGGCGCGGCCACGAACCTCTTTCAGCGTGCCGCGCTCGTGGAGGTGGCCCGCGCTGCAGGCGCTTACCAGCCATCGAGCGAAGATGATGCTTCGAGCGTATCGAACACGGTGAGCGCGGCACTCGATGCGGCCATTGAGATCGCAGGCAACACCGGCAGTGATGAGGTGTTTAATGCACTCGTGACCACTAAAAAAGCAGTGGTTGCCGATCTCAAGGCACGCGGTGGTGCGCTCGCTGCAATCGTGCCTTATTCGTTCAATGCGTCACTGCCTTCGCTCGTGCTCGCGCAACGCCTCTACCGTGACCCGGCTCGCGCCGATGAACTCGTGCAGCAGGCCAACCCGCAGCATCCCGCCTTCATGCCGGTGGACTTCAGCGCACTCGCAAAATGAGCCTTTTTAATGAATCCGTTTCGCTCGTGGTCGGCACCACGGGTGCGGCCCTGCGCGGGTGGACTGATGTGAGGGTTACCCGTGGCATTGAACGCATGCCGAGTGACTTTGGCATTGGGATGACCGAGCGCTTTACCGATGCTTCGCTCGTGACCGTTTCGGCGGGTGATCCGTTTCAATTGCTCATCGGTGCCGATGTGGTGATGACCGGCTATGTAGACACGGTGACGGGGCAGCTTGCCGAAGAGTCACACACCATCACCGTGGCAGGCCGAAGCCGCTGCAGTGATCTCGTGGACTGCTCGGCAGAGTGGGCGGGCCTGCAGATAATGAGCGCGGACTTGCTGCAGATTGCCACGCGCCTCGTGCAACCGTATGAGGGGCTTGAGGTGGTGTGTGATCTCGATGACTTGCCCATTTTGATGGCGCAAAACATCATGCTAGGTGAGACACCCTGGGCCGTGATCGAACGCAATGCACGGTTTAGTGCCGCGCTTGTGTACGACAACCCCGATGGCAACCTCGTGCTCACACGCGTGGGCAGTAACGAGGCCACTGGGGGGCTCTTCGAAGGCGTGAATGTGGAGCGCGCAAGCGTGACATTTTCGATGCTTGACCGCTTCAGCGAATATGTGGCCGTGCAGATGGCCTTAGATATGTTCGGGGATATCTCAGGCGGCTCGATGAACGTCATCACCCAGCTCACCGACAACGGTGTGCCGCGCCGCAGGCAGCACGTGATTGTGGCTGAAAACGTGAGCGCGATAGGTATGGACGTGGCAGCGCAGCGCGCCGCGTGGGAGATGAACCGGCGCACCGCGCGTGGCAATGCGGTGGCAATTACAACGGACTCGTGGCGCGATGGTGCGGGCTTGCTATGGGAGCCCAACACGCTCGTGCATGTGAAGCTTCCCACGCTCAAGCTGCCCGAAGCCATGTTTCTCATCGGTGATGTGACCTATCGGCTCGATGAGAGCGGCGGCACGCATGCAGACCTCACCTTGATGCCGCCCGAAGCCTTCACGCCGCAGCCCTTCCAGTACATCCCACCCTTCGGGGATGCCAACACCATTGATGTGGGAGGCGTGCAGTGATCTCCGAAGCGCTCGAAAACCTCTCGAACCGCATGCGCATGCTCGTGGGCCGTGGCCGTATCACCACGAGCAACGACACCGGCAATGTGCAGACTCACCAGGTGAAAACCGGTGCGCTCGAAACTGGTGATGCGCGCATGCGTATCGCTGAATTCGGCTTCTCTTCGATGCCGCCCGTGGATAGTGATGCAGTGATGCTCTTTCTCACGGGTGAGCGCACGGCGGGGCTCATCATCGGCACTGCTCACCAGGCGAGCCGCCCGCGTGGCCTCGCTGCAGGCGAAACGATCATTTACAGCGTGGATGGCAAGCATGTGCTCATTGCCAATGACCGCATCGAAGTGCAGGCGAACGGCCAACCCGTCAACGTGCTCGGTGCATCCACGGTGCGCATCGAGGCGAGCCAGGAGATTTATTGCGATACACCCATGCTCAAGTGCACGGGCGATATCCTGGACAACTGCAACACCCAGCCGAACACCGCCGCAGGCATGCGCCAGATTTTCAACACGCACACGCATAACGTGACCGGCATTCTCACCGGTGGCGCGCAGGTGGTGAGCCAGGTGCCGAACCAGTTACAGCGCATTGCCGCGAATGACCCGCAGGCCGAACCACCTGCCGAGCCCGCATAAGGCCCCACCGCTTCACTCACCGCATTACCCCGCTTTTCCCTCTCTTCGCTGCAGTTCTCTCCCTGGGTAAATCCACCATGGCCGATATCACAACGGTTTGGGATGTGGCGCGCTCGTGTGGTGATTGGGTCATTAGCGGGCCCGATCTTTTATCGGGCAATGACCTCTCAACCGCAATTCTCATTTCAGCCTTTACAGACCGCACGGCCCTCGCTGATGACGTGATACCGGACGGCTCAAACGACCCACGAGGCTGGTGGGGTGACGTGGCGCAGGCGTATCCCATCGGCTCACGCTTGTGGCTGCTTGAGCGCGCGAAGCAGACCAACGACACCTTGAGGCGTGCTTATGACTACCTGGTTGAGTGCCTGCAGTGGCTCATTGATGACGGGGTGGTTGCGCGCTTTGACATTCAGGTTGAGTGGACCCGGAGAAGCATGCTCGGTGCGCAGATCATCGCGCGCCGCAATGACGGCACAACGCAGGCCACGGCATTCGCGTGGGCCTGGAATGGGATTACATAACCATGCCCTACGCACGCCCAACACTTGCGCAGCTACGCACCGGCGTGGCTGCCGATATCTCTGCCGCGCTCGAAGGCACCGATGCCCTTTTGCGCTTCGCCAATCTCGGCATTACCGGTGATGTACAGGCCGGGTTGGCTAATCAGCACTTTGGCTATCTCGATTGGATAAGCCTGCAGGCGGTGCCCTACACCTCAACCGATGAATACCTCGAAGCGTGGGGGGCATTGAAGGGTGTTTTTCGCAAAGATGCCACCGCCGCAAGCGGCACCGTGATTTTCGCGGGCACCACCGGGCGCGTGCTCGATGAAGGCACGCAGGTGGTGCGCAGTGACACGGTGACCTATACGGCCACGAGCACCGGCACCGTGGATGCGAGCGGCAATGTGAGCGTGACCGCGCTCGCGGATGAAACGGGTGCAGCGGGCAACAATCTCGCGGGCGTGGGCTTCGCGCTCGGCACGCCCATTGATGGCATCCAGGCGAACGGCACCGCGCTCACGCCTTTCACGGGTGGTGCCGATGTTGAGAACAACGAAGATTTTCGGATGCGCGTGCTCGCGGCCTATCAAACGCCGCCATCCGGTGGCGCGCTCAACGATTACATTCAATGGGCGCTCGCGGTGCCGGGTGTGACGCGCGCATGGTGCGTGCCGAACGGCTACGGCACCGGCACGGTGGTGGTGTTCATCATGCTCGATGATGCCAACGCCGCAGAAGGTGGTTTTCCGCAGGGCACCGATGGCGTGGCAAGTGATGAGCCTCGCGGTGTGACGGCCACCGGTGACCAATTGACGGTTGCCAATGCCATCTATCCGCAGCAGCCCGTCACCGCGCTGGTGTATGCGGTATCTCCCCTATCGGACGTGATTAACTTCACCATCACGGGCCTCACGCACGCCACCACGGCCACGCGTGCGGCCATCGCTGCCGCCATCACCGATGTGTTTTTTCGCACCGGCAAACCGGGCGGCACCATCGCGCTATCGGACATAAACAGCGCAATCGCTGCGATATCCGGCACATCGGGCTTCGTCATCACTGCGCCTGCCGCCAACATCGTGTGCGGCACCGGCGCACTGCCCGTGCTCGGCACCGTCACTTATTCATAGGGCCGCGCCATGCTCGCAATGAACCTCACGGTCGATGACTTTGAGCGCATCTTGCTCGCGCTGCTGCCACGCGGGCGCGTGTGGCCGAAAGAGCCCGAAGGTGTGCAAGCGGCCACCATGCGGGGCCTCGCTGGTGTGTATGTGCGGCAGACAAGCCGCGCCAACAACCTGCTCATTGATGCCTTTCCGGCCATCACCAATGAACTGCTGCCCGAATGGGAATTAACGCTTGGTCTGCCCGATCCGTGCACGGGTGAAAACCCATCCATGCAGCAACGCCGTGCGCAGGTAGTGGCACGCCTCACATCGAGCGGCGGGCAGAACGCCGCTTTTTATATCCAGTTCGCGGCAGCGCTCGGCTTCACCATCGAAGTGACCAATTACGCACCGTTTCGCGCGGGGCAGTCACGCGCGGGGCAGCAGCTTGGCGACGAGGACTGGTTTTTTACCTGGTCCGTGGATGCCCCGCAGAACTCGGTGACCTACTTCGCCGCAGGGCAATCCGCTGCCGGTGATCCGCTCGCCACGTGGGGCAACGATGTGCTTGAGTGCGAACTCGAAAACCTCAAGCCCGCGCACACCATTCTGCAATTCCGCTACCTCGAAGAAGTGACCACGGAGGAGTAACCATGTTCCAGATTGATAATGCGAGCGCTGCCACCACCAAGCCCGCGTCAACGCCACCGGGTACAGCCGGATACTTCACCGATGGCAACCCGGCAGTGGGTGAAGCGGCCACCATCGTGCCCGCCGAATGGCTTAATGCGGTGATGATGGAGGTGTGCAACGCCATCACGGCCACGGGCGTGGCACTCAATAAAGCCTCATTCACCCAGCTCACCACCGCCATCAAGGCACTCGCCGGAAACACCGGCGTGACGCCGCCGCAATTCGATAACAGCACGAACACCTCAACCACCGCTTTTGTGCAACGTGCGCTTGGCAGTCGCAGCGGTTACACCGTCTATGCGGTTAATACGGTGCTTGCCGCCGCCGATATTGGTAAGTATGTCTACGCAAACGCCTCAATAACGCTGACCTTGCCGAACCCGGCCAACGTGCCACAAGGCGCATCAATCTATATTCAGGCGGGCAGCGGTTTTACAGCAACGGTCACCACACCAGTGGGCGTGATTACCGGGCCGAATGGTAATAGCACGGCCTCGCTCCAGCTTACATCGGGTACGGCTGCCGAATTTCTCAATACAGGCACCGGATGGCTCGCGGTGGGTGGTAGTGGTCTTTCATTGCTGGCATCTGCCGGTTACCAGAAATTCCCTGGTGGCCTGATACTGCAATGGGGCACCGTATCGGGCAACACGGCGGGCCAATTGGGTTGGGCCTATCCCGTGACGTTTCCGCATAATTACCTCGGTTCGATGGGCGTTTATGTCAACGGTGGCATTAATCCACAACCGACCGCCATCACGTGCGCGGAAACGGCCACACCCATCGCAACCACCGGCTCGGTAACCTATATTGTTTCGGGTGGTGGTGTGGGCGTGAATGGCCCGCAGGTTCGCTTACTTGCTTGGGGTTACTAATCATGAGCCAAAAATATGCAACCCTCGATGCCGACCGCGTGGTGATCGGCTTCTATGACGAACTGATTAACGGTGGTGGCATCCCGGACGAAGCGGTTGAGATCAGTGATGAAACGTGGATGGCACTGCACAATGGGCAACGTGACGGCAAGCTCATGGCGCTCGCTGAAGATGGCACACCGGACCTGCGGCCACTGCCGCCGCCGCCTGATGATGTGATGGCGGCTAATGAGCGGGCCCGCCGCAATGCACGGCTCACCGCTACAGACTGGGTCGTAGCACGGCAGGAAGAGCACATATTGCTCGGCACCGCCGAAGAAAATGCCGAGCGCTTCAAGGCATTCGCCACTTTCCGGCAAGCCCTGCGCGATGTGCCGCAGCAACCGGGCTTCCCGCACAACATCGAGTGGCCTGCCGAGCCCGTATAAGGCACTCAGGTGATGGAGCGGCGCAGCGCTTCTAAATCATCACGCGCAAACGCCGCCATGAGGCGCACACCTGCCGCAATGGTGCGCGCCTTGTCACTGGTGCCCGGTTTGTGCTCGATGGTTTCCGCTATCACGCACACCGCAGCGGCACCGGCCTGCAGACCTCGTAACAGCACGCGCGCATGGCGCACCTCTTTCCGGCTCTTCATCATGTGTCTCCCGTAGTGGAGCGATGACAATGCACGCCCTCGTGTGCCGGAACAATCGGACCAATCCGAAACCCTGCTTTTTAACCCGTGGAGCATAGAGATGAGACTTACCGTGACCAATGAAGGCGAGAACCCCGTGCGCGTGATCGTGGATAAAGACAACGTGAACGACTTCACGCTAGAAGCAAACGAAACCGAGAGCTATGAGACCGCGCCAGAAGGTGTGATCGAATTCCGCGAACTCGGTGGCCCGCAGGGTGATCTATCGGGCGGGCTTGAGAGCACGTGAGCGCATGACGAAAAAAAGGCCCGCACTCTGCAGGGCGGGCCAATACGATGGGCAACTATTCGCGCTAACGAGGGAGAGCACGAACAAAGCAATAATAGGCGCGCAATGCGCCTCTCGCAATCATTCACTTCCCGGTTGTGCTGCACGCATCATGCGCGCCGCTGCAATCGCGGCCTTCGCCGCCTCAACGTGCGGTATCGCCTCACTCCAATCCGCTATCTGCTGCGCCAGTGTGGCGCACTCGTGCCGCACGTAATCGAACGTGCGATACAAGCCACTTTCCCACATCCACATGACATCGTGATCTATCGCTTCGAGCATGGCGACCATGCCCGGTGAAAAATCATCGGCATGCCCGCAATCGAAACCGAACCACCAGCCGGTGTGATCGTACATAGGCTTCGACCAGTTCATCCCACCATGCACACCGATGAGCGTGTGCAGTGGGGCGAAACCATCGGGCACCTCACCGGCATGTATGTGCATCATGGTGATGAAAGTGTCGATGATGCCGTGCTCTTCGATATCGAAGGGCCGTTCCAGCCATGTGGCAGGTGCGGGCACGAGATCATCACAACCCACCTGATAGAGCGGGTGTGCGCTGCCCACGCCCACATAACCGCACAGGTGCCCATGGTCACTCACGCGCCGTATCACGCACTTCATGCCCGCCGCTTCGAACATTTCATAATCAGGCTCGTGCAACCACGGCTTCGTGCGATTGAACGCAGCGGCCTGCGCCTGCGCCTCTTCTCCAAAAATCACGGTTTGCCTCTCCATGGTTCGGTGCGCATGGCTCTTATCTCTTTGGCTACACGTTCAAGGGTTTCCGGCAACTCGAAGATATCGAGCACTTCACCCTTGACCGCGAAGCCGCTGCCACGGTTACCATCGCGCACGATGAGCAGCACGCTCGATGCGCCTACCTCTTCAAGTATTTTCTGGCATTCGGGGTCGTACTTACCGGGCCCGTTCATCATTGGCATTGCAATCTCTCGCTGAAAAAAGAGCCCTGCCGGCAATTGGCAGGGCCCGAAACACACACCGCAGCGTGAGGGACCGCGCTGCAATGTTTTCCTGCGCTATCCGGTGCGCTTCGCGGCCTTCGTGGGTGGCTTGATCTCCATGAGCTTGCCCGCGCCGATGCGCTCGCAGAAGAGATTCACGAGGCGCGCATGCTCATCGCCTTTCTCTTTGAAGTGCGCAGGCGCATCCGCAAAGAGCGCAATAAGCCGCCGCGCTGTCATCACTTCGGCCATCATCAATTCGCTCTTCGGTGCGCGCTGCAACCCCTGCTCGGCTTCATTGAGCGCGGTGCGCAATTCATCCAGGATATCGCTATAGGCAATCTCCCGCCCGTAAGCGCAACCGGCATCACGCGCGGCCACGATGACGCCAGCGAACACCACACGCGCCAGGCTTGAATCTATGCCTTCCAGGTCATCCGTGGCGGGTGCCTTCATGTCTGCGCTGCTCATGGTGCCTCTCTTTCATCGGTTTGCTCGGGATGATGTAGCGCATGCACGGCATCGAGCAGTTGTGTGATCCACATTTCAACCATCGGCACACCTTTGATGCGGGGGTCATTGCGCGCGGCCTGCATGTGCTCACGCAACGCGCGCTCGGCGGTTTGCGCTTTTTTGCTCACCTCAGTGCTCATGGCGTCTCTCTTTTCCTGATGACAGACCACGAATCACTATCACTGAATTTTTCGAGCGGGCCCGTGGTCATTGGCCCCTCTATCATGCCCTTGCCATCGAACTGCCCTGGCATCAATCCATGCGGTATCGCATGCTTCGGCTTGCCCTTGATCGGTGAGTGACCGAAGAACGTGCCCGCTATGGTGTGCACAAAAAACATGATGCACTCGGTGCGGCCCGGAATATTTTTCACGCCGCCCACCTTGCGCACATCATCACGCAGGGTGCCGGGGCCTTTCTCTTCGGCAACCCATCCCTCGCATGCCACGGTCACGAGCGAAGGCAGTGGCATCCCGAAGCTCGGCAGATTTTCACGCAGGGTTGAGCCCTCGTGAAGCAATTCACCCACCATCGAGCGCACCATGCCCTGCCTGATGTGTTCCGGCTCACCGAACATATCTTTAAGCAGGCTCTCAGGCATGCGCACCTCATCGGGCAGCAGTGTGCCAGGCGTCTCACCGAGCGCGAAGCCCACCATGCTCGGCACGACGAAGCCTTCGAGATTGAACTCACGCACGCTCTTGAGCATCACGCAATCATAGGCCGCTTCAATATCGGCCCTGGTCACCAGGCGGGTGCTCATAGTGGACGACTCCGAAAAGGCTCACCGTTCGGCATGGCGAAATCGCTATCAGGGACCACAACCGCATCACCGCGAATCATCCAGGGGTCACCGGCCCGCCCGTGCATATAGAGCAGGGTGGCTTGCTCGTTGATGGGCAACCCGCGCTCATATCCGGCATCATCCACAATCAGCACGTGCATGCGATCAGACAACAACACGGTATGGGTGACTTCGCAATTGATGAGCGCTCGTATCTGCTCCATGGTCTGCGGACCTTCGAGCATATCAACCTCGCCATCGGTGCGGAAAACGCACCGCACTGGCACTCTCTCAAGGCTCATGTGTGGGCCTCATCGGCGGTGACGTACTGCACCACATTCACGGCCTTGCCGTGGCCCGTCAAATCTTCGAGCCAGGTGGTGCACTCTTCGAGCGATCCGCTAAAACCCAGCTCCATCGCTACCATCCACACCGCCACGCCGTTCGGCACGCGCTCATCACGCTGCACGCTCATGCTCATGTGCCTCGCGGTGCCGTGCGGGTGATTCGTTTCGATGCTGAAGGTGACCAGGTAGGCGAGCGGTATGGCAATCGTTTGCTCATTCATCCGCTCTTTGTGCGCTGCCTTGCCTGCAGGTGTAGCAAGCCGCTCTGTCAACGTGCTGATGTCGACCGGGCGGCTATGGGCGAGCAGACTGATGCGCCGCAGTTCGATGCGCTCATGCGTTCCGATAAGTAAAGGTGTGCCTGTCATATGAGCCCCTATGCGCTGCGCACGAGGTACTCATCACGCTCGTGCACGTTCATCCATGGCGGCGGTGTGCCGCGTCCGTTCCACGTTTCACCGCTCGCAGGGTCTCGAAAGATAGGGCCCGGTGCAGTGTGCGGGGCCACCGGCGCGAAGGTTTTTTTCACGCGCTTCACGGGTGGCACCACCTGCGTGGGAATTAAACCGAGATCATAGGCGGTGAGGCCGAATAGTTCGATGATCTCCCGGCACTGAGCAATTGCCCCTGCAATCTCGGCATCACGCGCCTGCGTGATGCGCTCATTGAGCGCTGCCAGTTGAGCGCTCAATGCGGGCACCTCAAGCTTCATGCCGCCTTCGGCTCACGAATCAGAAACGAATCACGGTCACCATCGGCATCGACCCATGCAGGGGCCTTGCCCATGCCGTTCCATGTGGCACCGTCTTTAGGATTCTGATATTTAGGCGGGTACACCTTTTTAGGCTTCGGCGGGGTGAAGGTGTGCGGCGCGCTTTTGTTCGGTGCCAGTATTTGAGTTTTGACGAAACCGAGATCAAAGGGGGAAAGGCCGAACTTCGCAATTAGTGATTTACACGTATCAATCGCATCATGTGATTCAGCAACACGCGCCTCTTCAACTTCAGTGGCAAGGCGTTCAAGCTGCGCACGCAGTTCATCATATCGGCTCATGGTATTGCCCTCGTATATCTCAAAAATTGAAGGTGACGCACCCTCTATGGGGCACGGTGCTCAACTACTAGGATTCACAACTCAGACGCATCCGCATCCCATATGACGTGATCGCGGACGAACTCCAGGGCACATGATGGCTCGCACACACTGCCATCACGCGTGATGCCCACCCACAAGGCACGGCCTGCGAGTGTGGCGTGTGGATAGAGAGAACATTGAAAATACGCCTGCTCGGTTTCTCGCACCTTGCCACGCTCATCGAGCAGCATCACATCACTGCCCGCCTTATGGGGTGTTACCTGCTCCACATCCGAAGTGTGCAGCAGGGCATATATTTCCGCCAATTCGTCGCCACTGTCAACCGCACCTGTAATAAAGACCTGACGCACCGAGCGCTCAAAAGGGTCGATGAGGTATGCGGCGCGCATCATTTTCCCCTTGGAAAAAAATCACGGATATCACCAACGATGGGCAGCGTAGTTTGTCGACCGGGGCGGTTTATACCGCGCACCTTGTCACGCTCATAAATAGTTTTGCTCTCTGAAGTCATCATGAGCAGCACGTCATCATAATCACGAAGATTCGCGTAAGGCACCCGGCTCGGTGGTCCGATTAACTCGCACAAAAGGGCATCACGATCCAGGTTATAAAGCTGCCTGCACGGGGTGGGTCGATGGGCATATATCGAGCAGGCACCCTCTTTGAGAAACGGGCAGGGATTGTGATAACCGCTCTCTATGTCGTCTCTCTCTCTGACACCTTCGAAGGGCTTGGGCTTCACTCCGATGCGCTTGCCAATTAGCTCGGCCTCGTGGTGTGAGATGAGCACCGACTGGTGGCAACAATGGGAGCAACCGCGCTTGCATGCTGAGTAAGGTTTGATGATTGCACCAAGCTCATCGAGTGCAGTCCAAAGCGCTTCTATTTTTGAATGTATTGAACGCGGTGACTTGAGAATTGCATTGAGCCGCTTCTGGTGAAGAGTCTTTAATGCACGCACTTTCTCATTCATTCGGGAGAGCTTCGCATCTATGGCCTCACCTGATTGAACCTCTTGCCATCGCACGGCCACTGCCTCGATGTGAGCCTCGATCTCTGCTTGATTATTGGAGGTGGTTTCACTCATGGCCGTAGTGCTCCCGTGGACTCTTGGAGGCTCTTGCCTGTCTCTCGTTCTACCTCTTGGAGCAGCATGAGTGCGAAGAGCAACCGGGGGTCAATATCAGCACTCTCCCGGTTGTGACTTTGACTGATTGGAGCGAAGCGAACGAAGTGGCAAGCCTCATCAATCTCCACCGCATCCCATCGGC